GTCCTGCCCGGCGTTCCCGGTGACGGTCCCGTTTCCCCCGTTTCCCCCGTTTCCCCCGTCCGGGGTCCCGCCCGAGCCGCCAGCCGCGTTCCCCGCCAGTCCCCCGTTGGTTCCGTTACTGCCAGCCGTACTAGAGCCAGCGCCGCCGCCGCCGCCGCCGCCGCCAGGGTTGGAGTGAACGAGACCTGTTCCGCCAGCACCCCCGTCATGGTGGATGCTATTGGTACTCCCGGTGCCTTTAGCGCCCGAACCGGTCCCGGAAGAATTCCCCCCGTTATGCGCGGTAACGGTTACCGAATTGCCAGCAAAAACAGTGTCGTTCCCGGTTCCTCCGGTCCCGATCGTGAACGAGTAGTTGGATGCAGGGGTAACCGCGAGAGTTGTCTCTTCTGCGAACTCGCCGCCACCGCCTCCCCCACCTGAACGGGAGCTGCCCCCGGTAAGCCCGGTACCCCCGTTTCCACCTTCCCCCCAGCACTGGCAGTCAATAGAACTAATCCCCGCAGGTGCAGTCCAGCTTCCGGAAGTGGTGAACGTGACCGTAGTCATTCACGCCTCCAGGATGTAAAGAAAATACAGGGAAATTATACGAGGGAAATCGAGATACCAGCAGCCGCCACCTGGAACGTGTTCCCGTTCGCGATGGTAATAGGCTGTCCCGTCCAGGACCCGAAAAGATGCCGCAGCGGGGTACCCTCATTCCCCCAGGTTTCCAGCCCGACGATAGACCAGTTACCGCCCGAACCATTTGTCCATGATGCGGTAGACGAATTAGATGTAGCCGCAGCAGATGCCGTGTTGAACGTCATCACCGTACCGCCAGCCGTATATCCGGTCCCAGTCAGCTCTGTCATATTTCCGGTCGCAGTCGGGGCACTCGTTCCCAAACGGGTTTTAACCGTGGTCGCGGCTGTGTAGTTGACTGCGGTCAGTTCAGCGTTGAGAACGCGATTGGCGTCCGTTTGGTCAAACATTGACAAAGGACTCACTACCTCTCATTTTACCCATGTCAACGCCAGAAACGTGATATGGTTGTCTTTATGAGCAAGAAAATCTTCAGTAACGACAGGACACGCTTCGAGTCGTACGTAGATCGCTCAGGCGGCCCTGAAGTCTGCCATCCATGGACGGGCAGTAAATGTGGCGGCGGATATGGGCAGATCAGCATAAAAGGACGGCTCGTTCTCGTTCACATAGCAGCCTGGCAATTCGCAAACGACACCATAAAACCATCGCATCTCGACCTTGACCACGAATGCCACAATCAGGCAGTACAAGACGGGTCATGCAAGCCCGGAATCTGTCCCCATCGTCTTTGCTGCAACTCCGCTCATCTTGTACCGAAGACAAAAAAACAACACCGGACAGATACGGCAGACTGGCATCACCCACGAGGAAGTGCCCAAGGGAAATCTCGCCTGAACGAGGAGCAAGTCTTGGAAATCCGCAGGCTGCTGCGAGATAAGACAGCTCCGCAAAACAAGATCGCAAGATGGTATGAAGTATCTCCTTATGTCATTTCCCAGATTAAACTAGGGAAGACGTGGGGATGGCTTCAGCTTCCTCCAGAAGAGAGGAATCTGCCATCTCCAGTAAATCCTCGATGTCGAACAAAGTAATATGCGCATGCCCCGTGATCGTGACAGGACGGCACCCGATACCTGTGTGATCGTGATCAACTGGGCAGCATTCGCATATGATCGCTAGGTCAGGATGCTGGAAATCCCATGTTTCCGCAGACTTCCCGCATGAACTACATGCAACCAGCAGTGGTTTAGGCTCGAAATGCATGATGTACCTCCTTTAAGCACCCTTTCCCCCGAGCTGCAACCCGGTCTTGTTGTTTCGCTTGGCTTGTTTCAGCAGGGCAGCCTGAACTTTCGCGACAAGCGCCTTGATCTGCCCCTCAGACAAGCTCAGCGTCCCGCCCTGCCCCGCGTTCACGTTGATACTGATGTTCACTCCGCCAGACCCGACGAACGTCCCGGAACGCAGGTTGGGCGCGAGCATCCCCCCGTACTGAGCCATCGCAGCCTGCGATCCGATTTTCCCGGAGACTCCCCCGATCTGCGACCACAGTTTGTTTACCGCCCCGATCCCCCCGGGACCGCCTATGATTGACTGAGCAAGCGCGTCACCTTGCACCGGACCGGCGTCAACCAGCTGCTTGATCAGGTTTTTGTTCAGATGCCCTTTACGCAGTGCAGTCAGGTCAGTGGAAAACGATTTGAGGGAACCCAGGTAGGACTGCATCTGCTCCTGAACGGTTCCCTGCCCTGTTCCCGGGGTGACATCCATTCCCCCCAGGTTCAGCCCGCTTTTCATCGCGCCCGAGACGCTTTTCGCGTATTGGATTTCCTGGGTAATCTTGTTAACCAGGGCAGTGGCAAGTTTTTTCGCATTAGCACCGCTGAGTGCTTTAGTAATCTCATCGATCAGCGTGTAACTGAACTTTTTCCCCAGATCCCCGGAGATGCTTACCGGAGATCGTGGCATCATATGCGCAAGTGTCCACTGTATATCCGGGGGAATACTCGCGATACCTCCAGCCGCGAAATGGGATGCGCTCGACTGGGGGATTCCCCCGAACCCGGGGACATGATGCGCCGCGAGAATAGGAGCGATAAGAGGCACCAGGTACCTGGGGATAATCGCCTCCCCTGGTTCCAGCATCGCGGGAATGATATCCCCGTGCCCGCTTCCGGGAACCATGCCCCCGGTCTGAAGCCCCGGAGCCCTTACTCCAGCAGGAATCCCTACGGTAACTCCCGCCATTCCCCCGATGGTAATCATCCGAGTGGTGACCGTGACTTCCTTGTTACGCAACGCTGCAATCGCAGCTGCAAGTGCCCGTACTGCCGCCGCTCCCTGTGCTTTCGCCGCAGCCTGGACCGTCTTACTTTTCAACGCGGAAATCTGGCTTTCCAAGGTTTTCAGCTGAGCTGCGCCATCCACGTTAACCTTGGCGTGAACTTGCTTGCTTTTCAGCGCGGCTAGCTTAGCTTGAGCCTGATCAAGCCCAGTGACCTGTGCCTCGATCTTGATCCTTACTGCTTTCCCGACACCCGCCTGCCGCAGCACCGCATCCAGGGATGCTTTCATCGCAGCCCCGCCCTGCACCCCGGCTGCCCGCAGCTGAACCACCAGGTCTTTCACTGCGCCCTGGTTGATTATCGGACCCCCGAAAGTCCCGCCCCCGAATTTGCCGCTCACGGCGCTGGCTGCTGCCGTCTTCTGGATTGCCATCGCGTCTTTCGCGACTTGAGCCAGCCGTTTCGCCTGGACGGTGGTACCTGTATAGTCTGCAAACTGCCTCGCCACCGCTGGGATGTTCGCTGTCGCGATAACGGTCGAATCCATGTTTTTCTTAAACTGGGCAGAACTGTAAGCTGTCTGCTTCAGCGCATTCGCGACATCCTTATAGTTCTGCGCCTGCGTCTTGCTCGTATCGTAATACCCGGTGACCCCCATTGCCGCACCCTGCTGCATCAGCATCGCAAGAGCTGCGGGAGACTGCTTCGCTTGCGGCAGAATCCGCTTCAGCTCGTTTGCACTGAATCCTTTCGTCTGACTTAGATCCGCAGTCCCCAGCGTCAGATAGGTGCGCATCTGGTCCCCGAACTGCTGCATCTGGGTGATGAACCCGGGAGCGCTGCTACTCGTAGACGTGAAAGCCTGCCATGCTTTAGCGGAAGCAGCAGAGCTATACCCGGTGAGACCTTTCGCTATCGCCTTAGCTGGCGCTGCACTTGCACCAGCTGCCAGCCCTGATGCCCCGAGCGGACCCCCGGCGATGATCGCCTGGTAAGAGTCCATCGCCTGGTTGACTTTCGCCAGGTTGGACATCGCCCCTTGTGACATGATCGTCTGAGCCCCGACAGCAGCCCCGAAAGCCCCCGGGGATTGCGTCATCGGGGCAATCACCTTCGCGTAAGCAGTCACCATCTGCGATGCGGTAGCGGTAAGCTTCCCGTGCTTGTCGAAAGCGTGAGTCGTGTCCAGTAGTGCATTCTCCGCGATCTGGAACGCATCCGCCAGTCCGACACCTTTCAATCCCGCTTTTTTCAGCGCAGCCTGAAGCTGGGGTCCGGAAGCAGCCAGATCCCCCATCTGCTGAGCGAAACCTGTCGCACCCGCTGCATATATACCCGCGTCATGTACTGGCAGGATGGCTTTTCTTTGTCCTGAACGCGGATCAGTATAACCAACGTCGGTGATCCCGAGAGCCTCCGCTTTCCCCACGTATTTCCCAGCGTGAGCCGCAAGCCCGGTGGCAGTGGTAACTGCTTTCCCAAGCGGCTCCCATGCGCTGGTAAACCCGCTGATCTGGGCTTGCATATTTGCGAGCCGCGTTTCGGGGACGTTTTTCGCGGTAAATCCTTGTCCCATCAGGTAAGCGGTACCGCCAAGAAGACCCGCAGGCCATCCCGCGATACCCGCAGCAGCTTCCCCGGCTCCAGATATTCCCAGTCCGAGACTTTCCAGCGCACCACCTGGTGCACCCATTCCTCCGAGCGCAATACCACCTTTGGAAATCAGTCCCCCGAGTCCTCCCATTTTACTGAGTCCGAGCATGCGCCCGATAAGTCCCTGCCCCCCGAGCAACGCCGGTCCCCATCGGGATGCCGCCTCATAGGAAAGCAAACCCCCGATGAGAGGACCGGGAATGTCCCTGGTTGCGGTCGCAAGCAATCCTGTCCCGCCTTGAAGGGTGGACAGCAGATCTTGCCCCACCCCGGGCAGGTTGGGCGCAACATTCAGCAGGGTGTTTCCGATGTTCGCCCCGATGTCCCCGAACTGGCGAAGATACTCCGGACCGCCTGCAAGTGCGTCGGAAAGTCTTTTCCCCAGTCCTCCCTGTTCGAAGTTAACAGCCATCGCAGAAGTACCCCGGGAAAGCATCCCCAAAGTCTGCTTTCCCATGTCGATGAAACCTTTCCCACCCCCGCCCTGGATAATGCTCAGCAGGTTGCCAGCCATGACGTAACCAGCACCCTGGTAGGCATCCTGAGCCTTTTGCAACGCTGTCCCGCCCCCGAGAAACTTCCCGGTGGTCATGTTGAACGCATCCCCGAGAGATTCGCTGGTGGCGAAAATCGCTTTATAGCGCGGAACCATCGCTTCGATGGACTGCACCCCGACGAGTGCCGCCGAACCTGCTGCGGTCAGCGCTGGGACAACAGTTGCCGCAACCTCAGCGGTCATCATTCCCCAGAAACGGACAGCGTTCGCGCCACCTCCACGCCAGGGAACGAAACTGCTACCTCTGCCACCGCCGCCTCCGCCCCCGGGAGCGCCAGTCCCGAATATGCCAGCAGCGCCACCGCCGTCCCCGGCGGATGCCGCCGCGCGGGCAGCCATTATGGCTGTACTTCCGCCGCCACCACCAGCGACTGCTGACGCGAGAGCGGCGTTGATAAGACTTGTGCCGTCTCTGTTCTTACCTTTCGCTGCCGCCGCGAGATAATCAGAGGTCCCCCTCTGCGCAGCCATGATACTCGTTTCGGCATCTGCGGCAACTGCCCTGGCTCTAGCTAGTGACGCTGCATAGGCGGCAATCGAATTCTCCCCTGTGAAAGCAGCCCTATCCCCTCCCACGGACTGGAATGGCTGTGCGAAAATAGAAGTTTTCGCAACGGTTTCCCCTGTTTTCACGATTTCACTGCGCAGTTTAACCAGGCGGTCGATCTGCTCGTCGTTCATGTCGTTCCACGACTTGATTGCGGTCGCGTGAGTCCCGTATTTCGCCTCCAGCCGGTCCAGCGGGTCCAGGGTTTCCAGGAAAGACTGTGCGACCGCATGCTGTTCTGCTGTTACGTTACGGACTTCCTCTCCCATGTTCTTGTACGTGTCGATAAGATCATTCGCCTGTTCAGCGTTTTTCCGCATGACCCCCGCGAATGAGCTGTGGGCGTCTCCAGCATTTTCGACGGCTCGTACCATTTCTTTCTGAATGTTGATAACATCCCTGGTGATTGCGAGGAGGGGAGCCATGCTGTTTTTCAGGTCGATGTTGATCTTCATCATTTCTTTCTGGGAGGAAATCATGTCATCAATGGCAGTCTTGTTTTCTTTTGCCATCTTGATAGCAGCGATGATGATCTCATCGGAGCCTTTGACATACCCGGAGGAGTCAAGGTCAATCCGCTGGGTTACATCAGGTAGACCGCCTGCTTTAGGCATAGTTCACCTCCTCTCGTTTACGGGTCGTACGGCTCGAAAGCCTCGATAGCATGGTCACGCAGCGAACCGTCGTCAACAGACTCGTCAACAGTTGGTTCGAGGAACGGATGCGGGGAAGATTCAAGGAAATGGTGATACCAAGCTCCCCCGGAATCCCGCCAGTGCAGGAATTTCTTCCCGACTGGCTCGATAGTGCACCCGTATTCAAGAATACGGGAATAATCCACCCGGTTTCCCACCCACGCGGATGCTTTCGATCCGCTCCCATAGGAAGCTTTATAGAACATCCCTCTCGCGAGGGTTCCAGTGGAACGGGCAGGAGGTTCCCCGGGACGAGTGCGGTGCCATGCACCTGAACCGTGGGAGCTTCTGGCTAGAGTGTCTTGCGCGGTACGTTCAGCAATGTACTTCGCCATAGCAGTAGCAGCTGGCGCGGCTCCCTGTCGTGCAGTTGCCGCGACAGCTTTCCATACCTCTATGTTTTCATCGAAAGAAACCATACTACCTGCGTTTAGCCATCCTGTCTGCCAACTCGATGATAGCTGGACCCATGTATTTCTCCGCGACATTCTCTATACTATATTCTAGCGCGAACTCCCGGAGTTTATCGCGGTTTACATCGTCACGCTTTTCGTACGCTTCCTCGAATGCATCCGCCATTCCCGTTAGATCGGGGCGAATCCACCAGCCTTTATGGACCCCATTCCAGAACGGGGTACCATCTATGCCGATTCCATGCGGGTTCAGTTCCGTCATCGAAGACGCATTCGTAGTGATAACCGGGATCCCGCAAGCCTGAGCTTCGATGATGGGAAGTCCGAACCCTTCTGCGTAAGTGCAAGCGGCAAGAACGTCAATCGCGCAATACCAGTCTGCCAGTTCTTTATTCGACACCATACCCGCGTGGTAATGATACTGATCTACGACGCGTACCCTGTCAGTGATTCCCAGGTTTTCCGCGAGAACTTCCAGGTCTTGCCCTCCTTCTTGATGTACTCCCGCGTGAACCGCGAGAATCACATCAGGATGATTCGCGTGGAATTTAGCGAACGCCAGGAACATCTCCGGGGCTGCCTTGCGTATCGCATCGTTGTTCGCGGCATTAACCCCTATAACGAACTCATCTTGTCCTAGCCCGAGTTTCTTCCGGATAGCTGCCTTATCCCTGTCTGGGATGAAAAGCTCCGTATCGATCCCGTGAGGGACGTACAGGGGCTTGAATCCCGCTTCAGTAAACCTATCTTTCCCGAACTTGCTCATCGCGATCAGCTCACTCCCGGAAACTTCCACGACATTCCTGTCCGCGACAGACATCGGTCGGCAGTCCCCGGGAAGCCAGTGCGCAACGGGAAGTTCACGCAGCAGGTTCGGGTCCAGCACCCAGATATCCCCGAGAGTGATCACGATATCTGGATTGAGTGCTTTCGCGTGCTGATGAAGGCTAGCGGAACAGTATGCATGCCCGTACCCGGGGAGCACCGGGATGCCGTTCCATTCGGTAGGGGAACCACTCAGCCCCCAGTAGGAACTGATCGCTACCTCATGTCCCATCTCGATCAGTTTCCGGGTCCAGATCGCGGTCTGATTCCCGTAACCAGACGGAGCCCAGGGAGCTGTTGAATGCCAGATCAGACTACTCACGTGCGGCTTCTTCCTTTTAATCGTTATCGGGGGCAAGCTGAGCTGCTGCTCCGCCTTGAGCATTGAAAAGCAGGGGCAGCCAGTGTGCCTGTTCCAGGGTCAGCTCATCAACTTGCTGCGGGGTCCATCGCATATTGTCCGCGAACCAGTGATATGTCCACATAACCTCAGGGAAACCTTCCGGATTCGCGGGGGCGAACTTAGGATTGTGCCCGTTCGCGGAGAATATGAAAATCTGGGTTAGTCTGTTGATGGCTTTTTTGGGTCAGCCGTCACCGTGCGACCCGCGATCTTATCCATGAGAGGCTGCACAGCCTCTTCGAGAGCCGCGTAATCATCCAGGTCCATGACATCCCCGATGATCACGTCAGCAGCCTGGAATTGGTTCTGACTGGGGATAGGGACCGAATAGGACCATGAGGTAATAATCCTGGCAAGCAGTGCGTTCCGCATGTCATTCTGCATCGCGAGGAAACTGGTAGAGTTTCCTTCCTCGCGGATATCGACCTTTGCCACTTCCTGAACTGCGAAACGATCTCGAACCTTCAGTGCATCCCTGTATTCTACCCACGCTCCACTGGGAAGCTCAATACGAGGCATTCGCGTCTCCTTATTGGTTGTTACAAGAAAAAGGGCAGCAGCAAGAAAGAAATCCTGCTGCTGCCCTTCTGTGGAAAAACTCTACTGTTTAGTACGTGGGGGTAGAGTTAATCAGGGTCATGCTCCCCGGACTCAACCCACCGGAACCCCCGATGTCAGTCGAGTTGGCGACACCTTCAAACGAGTTCCCGTACCCGATGAGCAGCTTGTTCCGCATAATCTTCGACTTGACGTTCGCGACCTGGTTAGCGTTGAAAGTAAGCGTGAACGGGGTCCCTGCATTCGGGATACCCGAGTTGGTTACGCTAATTGACATGGGAGCCTGCGCGTTGAGCAGCATCAGGTCAAGCGGAGCCTCAGAGTTAGTCGGGTCCCACTGGATACTTCCATCCATTGTCAGCGGACCCCTCCCGATGATAAACGGGGTCTGAGTGCCCGCGACAATCCAGTACACCTGAGTTGCCCGCTTGAAACTTACGTCAAACTCCCCGATACCTGCATACGCCCCGGTGGAGGAAACAGTGTTACCCGCGATAACAACCGTGGAGTTCCAGTTGGGAATTGGACGGGAGTTAGTGGTCAGGTTAACCGGGAGGGTGGTCGCGGTGCTTGACTGCCACGAATCCCCCATCATTTTGATGTTCAGCAGCTGCTCAGCATTACCCGAGAAGTCTATCGACTTAAGAACTGCACTCGGGTAATATCTTGCCCCAAACGGGTTGGATGGGGCAGTCCCGTATGTTGCGCTCGTGAACACGTTGACAATGTTGGTCACATCAGTAAACGTGTGGGTGGGAGGCTGAGCACCGTACGCCCCGCCATATCCCAAAGGGGTGTTCAGCGGGGCGAACCGGTGAGTGAATGTGGTTCCCGCACAGAAACTGAACACGGTATTCCCAGCAGCTGCTGCGGAGTTGTGAGCAAACCGCAGCGGGGTGTTCGCGAATCCGATGGTAGAAGCAGCAGTGTTGCTGATGATTACCACTTCGTTAAGATACGACGCGGGAACACTGGTGGTCAGCGCCGTCCCCAGCTGAACAGCAGCACCTACGGTGAACTGGGTGGGAACAGCACCTACCGTAGCGACGGTTGCCCCTACCGCAAGCACGGTGGAGGTTGTCGTCGGGTTGCTTATCGTGTTGCACGTCGTGGAAAGATCCCCGAAAACATTGTCCATGAAATAACCATGGGAATCGAGGAAGTTAGGTCCCCCGAATGAGAATGTACCCTGCTCAACACCGAGAGTCTTGTAGAACAAGTCCGTCATGCTACCCCTGATTGCCTTGTCGTCAAGGAAATGCGGGGTGTCTTCGGGCTCGAAGCTACTCTGCTCCAGTGGGTGCGTGATAACCGGGGCAACCGGGGTGCCTGCTGTCAGCTCGCGGGCAATCCCGAGCCAGGACAGTACACCTGGGTAGACGTTTGGCGTACCAAGAGCCACACAACTCCTTCTGCCCTTTTAGTGGGCTCCTATGCGTTAAACAGTTCCCAGATGGAAACATTTACCAGCGCGTCATATCGTTTACGCCGCTGATCCGCGAGAGATTCAATACCAGTCCGGTATGTCATCTGCTCCCCGGTGTTATAGATCGTGGAGGTAAGATTCGTATTCGGGTCGGTGATATACGCGGGGTTGGGGAGGGAAAATCTCAGCGCGAACATTACTGCGTCCACCATTCCCGGGAATATCGGGTCCTGCTGTGTCCCTGAACCCCCGGAAGTCCATGTTATGTAAATATCGGTACGATGCAGAATCCCTTTCGTTCCCGAGGATGTTCCCACTCCCGTGTTCCTGGGGATCGTCCCCCCAAGCTCAGAACTGCGGTTCTCATCCCCATCCGAAGGCCATATGTAAATCGCGGGGATATTTGTCTGGATTCTCGGGTCAGGAGGAGTGATGAATGCTTGCGCGTCCGGGATTCCGTACGGCATCGGGAGACCGTCGAGCAGGGAGACAAGAAACGACTGAACCGCGACAATCGACATGGTTCACCCGTATCCTTTTATATTAGCACGAATAGAAAAACTAACTAGCCCTTCTGGCGCGCTGCGCTCTTTGCGGTGCTTGCGCCTTGCTGCTCCCATTCGCACCTTGTGACGCGGAATGATACGTCTGGGAGATGACCCCAGCCCTGCGTGCGCGGGTGAAAGCACGCCTGCGGTTGCGTACTGCCATAGATCTGCGTGTCTGCATTATGCCGTCCTCCTGAACGGGGCACACAGAAGCTCAGCTTCAGTGTTCAGCCCTACGATGTCCCCGCCAGTACCCTGCGAGTGACCCCCGATGTCATGGATCGTCGTTGAAGTGGCACCGCGAGTGAGAGCCTCAGCGGTCGCGAACAGAATGCATGCTTCTTCAATAACAGCAGGCATTGTCGTCACGATTATCCCTGACTGATGCGGATATGACAGCGGGGAGGCGAGGGTGAGAATCCCCGGACCCGTTGCCGTAGACGCAGACAGCACCTGGATGACCTCCTGCTGTCCCGCGTCTTTGATAATCCCGGTAGCACCCGTGTACGTCCCGAAATAGTTGGTAATCGCCCATCCGGTGGTGTCGTCCACAGGGAGAGTAGTAGAACCCATGTCCGTGAACTCATCAATTTCCGCGTGGGGCCATCCGTTAATGTAGCTGGTTTTCACAGCCCATCCGTTACGCCCGTACTGCCAGTTAATAAAACCAGGAGCCACCAGGATCGCCTGTGAACCCTGCGCGGTACCTCCGGGTGCAACAGTCCCGTACATCCCGATGGGAGGCTGCTCAGGCTCAAAGAAACCCGCTGGAACAGAAGTCCACACCCGAGGCCACAAGTTATTGGGACAGGTTTCCACATTCAGCACTTCCAGTACAGGCCACCGGGAAAGTATGATCCTCGCGTTGAATCCCGAAAGTCCCCAGTAGGGGCTTGCGGACTGTCCTCCTGCTCCAGGACCGGAGGTGATGCGGAAGTCGGGTCCGTGGAGCAGTTCAACGTCCATGGTGGCACGCAGAACCTGGTTGCAGTAGTTGTCAACTTTCGAGGTTGCCCGTGCGCACATATTCCAGATTTCAGCCTGGTTTTGCGCGGGAGTCGCATCATCCCAGGGTGTTATAGTCGTCCAGTCGCATTAAATCAATACCCGTGGGGGCTTGCTGGAGAGTCGTAGAAGAAATATAAGGGGAAAGTCCACCATTAATGGGCAGTGGCATAAGGCATCACCCCCCAACTGGATTGAGATAAGCATCAGGACCGAAAAGTTCTACTGCTTTTTTATTATACACACGTGCAGCTTCGTCTTCAGATGTATATCTTCCTAGCTTGAACCGTCCGCTGTAAAAAAGCCGAGCCAGTACGCTTTTTCGGGAGTGTCGATACTGTCGAAGTAGCTTTCGTTTAGCGTGTATTTTCGAGCCATGCACTAATGATAGCGCGTAGTCCTCGTGCCTCGCGGGTATCATCATCCTTGTCAGGTCTCTCAGTTTTCTGTATACTCTCCCTGAGAATCTTCTCCCGACGCTCCCCCGTTACCGGTCCACTCCACTGGTCTTCCAGGAGTACTGCCATCAGAACCCTCCTCGGGTAGAGTAATGCGTATGTCACTTGTCTTACCTAGACGCTCACATTTGTAACAAAGATAGTAATCCCCTTGCCATCTCGCGTGTTTCGCGCAGATATCACCTCTGCATGATTCGCACTGCGCGATAGGAGCAGCACTCCGGGCTGAACGTCCTCTACGTGGACCACCGCATTTGACGCACAACCCGGGCGCTCTGCTCATGTGACTCCTATATGGTCAGCCTTGCGACAAGTTCGTCTTTTTTGCCTTTATCAGAAAGACCTGCATCGCGGCACTTCTTTTTCAAAGTCGCGATATGCAGCATGTCGAGGGGGATATCGTCTGGGATAGCCTCAATAGCTTGCTGATTGTTCATGGAGACACCGCATTCAGCGCAGAAGTTAACTCCTGCGGTGTTATCATGTCCATTGGGGCAGACGATACTCCCGTGGATCATTCCGTCAGTAAGTCCTGATTCGCGGAGGAAAAACATCAAGTCAGGACGGGTGGTAATGTCGATCCCCGCAGCTTTCAGCGTGATCAGGGATTCAAGGGCTCTCAGCTGCTGCTCACCACGCTCCTTCTTTACGTGGTTAACCTGGGTTTCGTCAGGGGTGAGAGGGATGGTATCGGGGGTACTTGACCACATAGGGTCCGCGTCGGCAACGCGTTCCTGCTTCGCGGGAATACCAGCTTCCTTGTTCCCAGGGGTTGTCCGCAAAACTCTCTGCTTGCGTTCCCCTTTCAGGTATCCTTCACAGGCAGGGCAGTCCAGCTTGAATTCTTTACCTGGGGCTCCGTTACGTACGGGTCGGGAATGCGTTTCGCCGCACCCTCCGGACGTAACCGGAATAGAGACGGAGCAAACGTCTCTACGGGCATACAATGTCAATTTGATCACCTTTTCTGTTATGGGACGTATTGTCCCGGGGTTTTGATCCAAGCCATCTCAGATTCGGGTATGGTGTCTGCTCCGCACTTGGGGCAGACTTTTGTCCAAGGATGATAGATAGTATTACACGGGCATTCCCCGCACCATCTGCCTTCTGGACCGCCTTTAATGAACAGCTTTTCCGGACCGGCATCAACCAGTCCAGCTTGCGCGTAATCGTTGTTTTTCAGTGCCGCGAGATGATGATCCGCGACATCCACGAAAGTCCCGGGCTTCGCCATGTACTTGGTCCCGTCCTGTGCCTTGAATCCGAGACACCCGGGCGGGAGGTTAACCCTTGTCACTGAGTTTCTACCCTTCAGTGCTGATTATGTAGTTGACTGGGAGAGTGCTGCTTGCGGCGGTGTTCAGTCCGTATACACTCGTCCCTTGAGACGAGGGGAAAGTCTCGAACGACGCTGGAGTTGTAGTTACCCCGAACCCGTTTGCTGCGGTAAGCCTTGAGCTTGTTCCGAGGTAAAGCTGACCAGTGGCAGCCGTGGAATAGAATGTGACACTGCAAGCACCCGGGGGGATAGTGAAAATCTGCACAGTCCCGGCAACAGCCGCCTGACCCACGATTAGTGCCATACGGCTCCTTAGAAACGTGACAAAACCCAAGCTATATCTGGGTTAAATTTTCTCCGTAGCAGCGCCACCTGATGTGGCATTACTGTCGCTCTCCACTGATGGAAAGCCTGCAAGTCAGGCTTTCCGAACCATTCTTCCGCGTAACGGTACAATTCGTCATGCTCAGTATTCGGGTCAACAGAATAATGATGATGCTCAATGACCACCTCTGGGCAATACCGGAGCAATCCTGAACGTTTCCCCAGATCAGCCCAGACGTTATCGATGTAATAATGACTGAGGCTCGCCTCCGCGAACTGTCCCATCGTTTTCACGATATCGCTGGAAATCATGATAATCTCAGGAATGTCACTCCTACGCTTATCATCGGGATAAATCATCCCTGTGTTACCCATGCTCTCCAGCTGGCGGAGCATGATCGTATCCCAGCTTTTCGTGCAGAAAACATGATCATTTCCCACGAACATCAGCGCATCGTAATCATCACAGAACACATTCGCGGTCCTGTTAAGCTTTTCTACATTGGTCCCCCTCGGGGACAGGGTGCTGGTGAGCGCATTCTTCCAGTCGATCCCTTCGTAAGTGTTCTCATCATCAGGATCCATGATGAAAATGACATCCGCAGAATCCGTGTTCTCCCGGAAGGATTCGAGCAGGCGCTCAACCTGCTTGCGGCGACCCCGCGTGGTGACCATTACAAGCAAGCTGAGTTCTGACACGATCATCTCCTAATTCCACCACTCGAAGTAATCGCCAATCTTCAGCGATATCCCTGTGTTAACAGTTTTCAGTCCCCGTGGCTTGTAAGCGCTTTTCGGGACGCATCGGAAATCAAAGCTCACCCGGGTCTGCCCGGTAGTGTTCAGCTTGTTCCCGTGCTGCCAGCGGACAGCATCAAACGTGACGATATCCCCGTAGTTTGCCTCAATCGGGGAGAACTCCCCGCTGCCTTGAGATGATTCGATGAAAACCGAGTTGGTCCCGAATGCTGGAGTGAACGGGACCCAGTAGTTGATCTCCCCGGGGGAATGATTGTAATCCTCGTCAGTGTGGAATTCCCCGACAGCTACATTTCCCGGGAGGTGAACCCGGAATGTGGGGACAACCTGATAACAGAATGGCTCGTCAAAACGCGGGACGATGACATCCCCGATAAGCTTGAGATAACCAGGGCGTATCTCATCGAAACGCTCGTAGAACTGACGGTGAAACCCGGTGGACTGATCCTTCCCGGGCTGAAGGATGTCAATATTCTCCTCGTTTCCCAGGTCTTCCAGGTTGTCCACATCGAAAATCCCGCAGAGCAGCTTGCGGAAATTATATTCCGATGAATCGTAAGCGAAAATACGAGGCGGAAATGTCTCTGCGTTCACCGATACCGCCAGGAGACGAGTTCTTTCAGTCCTGTCTTCAAGTCAACCTGCGGTTCCCATCCGAGCTGCTCTTTCGCTGCGGAAATATCTGCCTTTTTCCGGGGAACCGGGTCAATTTTCCTGACCGGACCGTATTCCGGGGTGAGATCTGACCCCATGATCGTGAGCAGCATCTCCGCGAGATCGGTGAGAGTAGTCTCTATTCCGCTGGCGATATTAAACGCCCCGATGACATCGCTTTGCGCCGCGAGGATATTGGCTCTCGCCACATCTTCGACATATATGAAATCGCGGGTAGCGCTCCCGTCACCTTCGATCAGCGGGGATAGTCCATCAGAAATCCTGTCCATCCACCTGGGGAGAACCTCTGTGTACATTCCGCTGACATCCACCCGGGGTCCGTAGACACTGAAATACCGCAGCATCACGCAGTCCAGGTCAAGACTTCTCGCGATACCCTCAGTGAACGCTTTCCCTGCTCCGTACAGCGTCGTATCGTTGTACGAGTGATGTTTCTCGGTGGTGGGGAACTCATCCGCCAGCCCGTAGATACTGGAAGAACTCGCGGCTACGACTCTTGTCCCGGATTCTGCCGCACTCTGAAAGACGTTGAGAGTCCCTGTTGCTATCACGTCAATCCCCAGCTGAGGGTTCTCTGCGCACTGCTTGATTTTCACCGCAGCCTGATGGAAGACGTAATCCATTCCCCCGGAGATTATCAGGGAGCGCACTAGGTCTTTATTACGAATATCACCTTGATAAAACTGTGCACCCGCAGGAATATTTCCTCTGTTACCTCCGGACAAGTTGTCCAGGACAACAACAGCAGCCCCGAGTTCAAGGAGCTGATCAGCGATATGACTCCCGACGAGTCCCGCTCCGCCTGTTATCAGGCACCGTGAGCCTCTCATTCACATATCTCCTTCAGGTCGCCACCATGACTGCGGGCATTTGCGTTCTCGTATCCATTCAGGAAGATCGTCAGTATCTGCGGGCTGCATCTTAGTTGTCAACCCGAAAGGTTTCCCATCCTCCCAGGAGTACCCCTGCTCGTAGAGAAGCCCTGCGTCAGCCCATTCCAGCATCTGGGCGGTAGTCTCGGTATGGGAGGTGGCAAGAGCTTTCTCTTTGATGGCTTCCACTCCTCCCAGCCAGGAGAAATGCCACCCTGCGTGAGGAATCCTGGGGAAAAAGTTCCTCATGTTCCGCATTCTCTCCAAATCCGTGACATCCTTCATCCTTGCGATTACCGGACCGCTCCAAGGTCTTGGGTGCAGCCAGTCCACAGCGAAATTATGGAATGACAGTTCCAGTGCCCGGTTGGGAGGGATGGATTCGGAAATGATCTCTTTGCGGGGAATCTCATCCACGTCACTCAGCATGATCAGTTCGTCTCGCTCAGCACCCCCGAGCCCTCGCGTGATCCCCCTGCGATGTGCTATCGCGTACCGGTGATTATCCCCGGGAGCATCCAGGTCAGCCTCAGTGAGCATGACATGGATAATCTTGTCTTTCCATGCGGAAAAACGTTCTGTATTTTCCGCGTACCAGAAAGGTTTAAGTTCACCCTGATGAGTGACGGCGGCTTCTGCGAGGACATGCTTTACGGGGATGTCTTCCAGTTCTCGCAGCCTGCATTCCAGCAAGTCAAGCTCATTATGAAAGAGGAAGCAATCGTAGATCGTCTCATTAAACACGGAAACTCCTGACCGCATCAACGACCTGTTCAATATCGCCTTCAGTCATATCAGGATACAAGGGGAGGGTGATCAAGGTTTTCCATACCCTGTCCGTGACAGGGAGTTCCTGGTATTCTCCAAAGATTCTATGTCGATTTAGTGGCTTGTAATGCACTCCTGCTGACACTCCGCGTGTCAGCATATGAGTGATCAGGTCATCCCTGCGTTCTGTTCTCGCGACGAACATATGCCAAGATGAGTGCGTATCCCAGGAGGGAAGCTTCAGCCAACCCAGATCCCTGAATTCTTTCAGGTATGTCAGTACGATCTTCCTGCGCAGCTCATTCATTTCATCTAGCCGTGCCAGCTGAGCTAGCGCCAGTGCGGCAGTAATGTCATTCATGTCCGCTTTCCAGCCAGCAACAGGAATATCATAATCCCAGCTGGACTGCCCTTTATCTATCCCGAAACGCCGCAGTTTCCGCATGCGGTCAGCGAGTTCCGTATCATCAGTGGTAATCATCCCGCCATCACCGGAGGCAAGATTCTTTACCGCATTGAACGACCAGCAGGCGGCAATCCCGTTATATCCCGCATGAAGGCTGCCTGCGGCATGAGCGCAGTCCTCGATGATCGGGGGAGAATGGCGGCAATATGGCGCTATCGTGGCTGTCTTCCCGCTGTACCAGACAGGGATGATGGCGCGAGTGCGAGAATTAACCTTCCGGTCAGCATCTTCCCAGTCGATACACAAGGTGTCTTCGTCTATATCCGCGAGAACAACCCTTCCCCCGCTATGCAACACTGAGAGCCCCGTAGCAGCGAATGTCAGCGCAGGTATGATAACTTCCCTGCCGCGAACCCCGAGAGCCTCACAGGTAATCTGGAGAGCGTTGGTGCAGTTGCTCACCGCTATCGCGTGCTTGACGCCAATGCGCCCCGCGAACTGCTCTTCCAGCTCTTCCGTAACAGGACCGTTACTCCACCAGCCGCTGCGCAGAATCTTAGTGACATTCCTGATCTCAAGATCAGAACAACTTGGCTTGAAAAGGGGGATCATCGTTCTACTTCCCGGATGACCCGCGCAGGATTACCTGCCACCACCGTATACTCAGGGACATCTTTCGTGACCACCGATCCAGCCCCGATGATTGCGCCTTCCCCGATCTTGCGGTGGGGCAGTATCGTTGCGTTGGTTCCCACGAAAACCCTGTCCCCGATATCTACGCATCCGGAAACTGAGACGGCGTGCGCGATGAAACAGGACTTTCCGATTCGGGCTTCATGAGCAATCAGTGCAGCCATGTGAATGGTTGCGTTATCTTCGATGATTGCTGACTGCTGAATGCAGACGCTCTCCTGGATATAAAGTCCAGTCCCCGCGATCACGCCATTCATGTCAACGCTAGGATCGATCAGGTTCGCGAGCTTACATCCATTATTCAGGAGACGCTGTGATGTCTTGTGACGTACCATACAGTCACTGCTGATCAAGTTGACGAATGATACTTCAGACAGGTCAAGGGTTTTGAGTATGTCGAACCCTGCGACTGGATATCCAGCAAACAACGTGCTCCGCTTGGCGGGGTCGTCGTCAATAAACCCGAGAACGCTCAGATTCGGGTCAGCTGCGACCACTCTGGCTAGCAGTCGTTCCACATGTGGATTGGAAGCTCCCAGCAGAACCATCTTCATTCTTGCAGCTTCCTTCTGTGAATTATCGCCATTCCGTAACGGAACAGGACTGAATCGCATTCAGAATCACGAGCTTTCAGCAAACTCAGCAGAGATGCCACCGTCCTGAGCATCTCCGGTTCGTACTGAGTGGGAACAAGACCCGGGAATCCGACATACCAGTCTTCGATGACATAATAACCACCCGGGTTA